AGCAGTATACCTGGATGGTGCTGGTAGTGGAGCAGCAGTAACAGACGCTTTTGCTAGTCTTTCTACAGTAGACCTAAAAGTACAAGACGATCTAACAGTTACAGATGATGTAAGTGTGGGCGGAGATTTAGCTACAACAGGTGCTTCTACAGCAGCCAGTTATAACGGCATAACCAGTAAGACTTTTGGTACAAGCTCCATAATGATTGGAGATACGACTACAGGAACTATTGATGCTGCTGACGAAAATACAGGTTTAGGTGTTAATGTTTTTGCAGCTTTAACTTCTGGTGACAGTAATGTAGCAGTTGGTTATAACGCACTTACAGCAAACACCACAGGACAACAAAACGTAGCAGTTGGAAATAGAGCAGGTGATGCTATAACAACAGGAGAAGGGAACACAGCAATCGGATATTTTTCTTTATCTACTACTACTACAGCAGATAACAACACAGCAGTTGGAGTAGATTCATTGGGTTTAAACACTACAGGTGCTAGTAATACTGCTGTTGGTAAAGATGCTTTACGAGCAAATACTACAGCAAATAACAATACGGCAGTAGGTGCAAATGCTTTAGTGGCAAACACTACAGGTTTAAGAAACACAGCAGTTGGTTCTACAGCTTTGGATGCTAATACCACAGCAAACGACAATACTGCCATTGGTACTACAGCCTTAACTGCAAACACTACAGGTGCAGAAAATACAGCAGTTGGTTCAGGTGCTTTATCTGCAAATACCACAGCATCTTACAATGTAGCAGTAGGGCAAGGAGCAGGAGATGCTATAACAACTGGTAACTACAATACAGCAATAGGTAGGTCTGCTTTGACTGCACTTACCACAAATGCAGCAAATACAGCAGTAGGAGGAACAGCATTAGCAGCCAATACAGCAGCTAACAACACAGCAGTAGGTTACGCAGCTTTAGCAGCAAACACGACAGGAGGAACTAACGTAGCTATAGGAACAAGCACTCTAGCAGCAAACACAACAGCTTCTGATAACACAGGTGTTGGTTATGCTGTTTTATTAGCCAACACAACAGGCACTAACAACACAGGAGTAGGGGTTAATGCTTTACAAGCGAATACAACAGCAGATGATAATACTGCGGTAGGTAGAAATGCACTTTTATCAAATACCACAGGTGCTAACAACACGGCTGTTGGTTCACAAGCAGGTGACTCAATTACTAATGGTGGTAAACATACTGCTGTAGGAAAAGGTGCTTTACAAGATCAGACAGGTGGTGAAGAAAATACAGCAGTTGGTTATTTGGCTCTTCACAATTCTACGACATCAAGTGGTAACGTAGCAGTAGGACAAGAGGCATTGGGAGCAGCCTCTGGAAACTTTAACGTAGCAATCGGTAGAGAATCTTTAAATGATTGTACCGCAGCAGATAATGTTGCTGTTGGTAAAGCTGCTTTAGATACTCTTACGACAGGTACAAGGAACGTGGGTGTTGGTAAAACTGCTGGCGATCTTGTAACAACTGGTAATGATAATGTTTTACTCGGTAAAAATGCTGGTGATAACATAGTGACTGGAAGTCAGAATGTATGTATAGGAACTGATACTTCTCTTTCATCTTCTAGCGGTGGTAATCAAATTGCTATGGGGCAAAACGTAACTTGTTCGGGTAATAGTAATTTTACATTTGGTGATGGAACTACTGACTCTAACATTGCTTTTGGTGCTACTACAATAACAGCACCTTCTGATATAAGACTTAAAGAAGATATAGAAGACGAAAAAATCGGTTTAGATTTTATAAATGATTTAAGACCTGTTACTTTTAGATGGAAAAAAGCTAAAGACGTACCCTCAGAAATGAAAGCACATAATGCAAATTCTGAAAAAAGAGTTATGAATGGAAAATACAATCATGGTTTTGTTGCTCAAGAAGTAAAAGAAGTTATCGACAAATACGACTTAAAAGATGGTTTTGATATGTGGACAGAAGATGAAGCTGATGGTAGACAACGTATTGGTGAAGCATCTTTAATGCCTTTAATGGTTAAAGCAGTACAAGAACTTTCGGCAAGAGTCAAAGAATTAGAAAACAAGGAGTAAAAAATGGCAGTAACAAAAACAATAGTAAAATGTATTCCATACATCAACAGCAGTAGCAAAGTTGATAGGTGGGATATAGAAATGACTTATGAAAACGATAATGAGGGTGATGCGACTTATTACAAATCAAAATTTACTACTACAGTAGAACAAAAAGATTACGATATAGATGGTAATGTAACAGCAACAAACTTTACACTTAAAGCTAAAGGTAGTTGGAGCAACGCTGACTTAGTTGCTATCTGTCCTGTATCGCATTGGGATACAATATTTGCACAACAATTTGATAGCGTTATTACTAATGCACCAGCAGTAAGCACAGCAGATAACGAGTTTAACGTACCTAGTTAATGGCAGAAGTTACAGTACATAATATGCCTTCTGTTTACGTTATGGAAACAGAAATGCCTATAGGTATGGTAAAAGACTTAAACGATTATCTTGATGAGTACAAAGAAGACCAAAATAAAAAGTCATTAGCCGATACTTTAGTAGGACAAATATCCCAAGGCGAACAACTGCTAATGAATAATGAAGACTGTAGATTAAAAGAATATTCTGAGTTTGTATGTAGTCTTGGTGCTGATTATATTAATTTCTTTTTTAACAACACAGGCAACAAATTAGACCAGCCAAAAGCTATAGCAATAGACGAAACTTGGTCAGTACATAGTTACGCTGGAGACTATAACCCTATACACGATCACGGCACTAAAACCATTATGGGTATATCTACGACTGGATGGACTAAAGTTCCACAACAGATATTAGATCAACCTACTGCTGGTTCACCACAATATTCTCTATATCAATCATCAGGCGATTGTGATGGCTATATTGCTTTTCAATATGGAAGAAACGAATTGATGAATACAACTAGACTAAGACCGCCTCAGTCTTTTGTAATTAAACCAACTGTAGGAAAACTATTGGTATTCCCATCTTGGTTACAACACATGGTATATCCTTTCAAGGGAGATGGGGAAAGAAGAACTGTTGCTTCTAACCTTAATTGCTGGGATGTAACTGAACAACCAACAGAAGAAGGAGAAGAAAATGGAAATGTTAATTAACGCGATTAGCTGGATTACAATAATAGTAACTGTTGCAAGCTTAGTGGCTGCATCGACCCCAACACCGAAGGATGACTTGTGGATAGGTAAGCTGTATAAGTTTATTGATCTATTGGCTTTGAATATTGGTAAGGCCAAGGAGAAGTAATGAATTGGTTAAAAAAGATGTGGCAAAACGTCAGAGGCGTTGAAGAAAAAACAGTTAGAGCCAGAACAGAAGACGGTAAGTTTGTTGCAGATGACAAGTCTACTCCTGACGTAAACGAGGCCTACACTACCGTAGAAGTAGAAAAAAAATAATGGCAACCGCAAAAGACGCACTTCATCAAATTAGCTCACACGAAAAAGAATGTGCTATACGCTATCAAAATATAGAAAAGCGTCTAGATGAAGGATCTGAAAAATTTAAAAAATTAGAGAATATGCTCTGGGGTGTTTACCCATTTATGGTAGGAGCTATAGTCTTAACAAAGTTTTTATAGATGGAAGAAGAAGTCAAAACTGAACCAGCTATAAAAAAGAAGCTAGAACTAGACATAGAAGTTTCACCCAACTATCTATCAGTCAATCCATTTCATAAATGGATACACCTAGCTAAAACCGTAGACGCTTGGCGAATTTTCCCTAGAGTTTTTGTCAGCGTCTACATCCTACTACTATACAAAGTAGTCACCTGGTTTATGACCATACCTGAACCCAACCTAGAACAATCAGCTTTAGTGTCTGTAGTTGTAGGTGCTATGGCGGCTGTATTTGGTATATACGCTGGCACATCAGGACAAAGTAAAAAGTTTAAAGGCGAGGATTAATCTTGGAAGCGTTCAATCTGATCGCTGAATTAGGTCTACCCATAGCTGGTGCTTTAATCATGGCTTACTTTATATTCTTAGTTATGAAACAGCTCATGGATGGTTTGATTAGCGAAATCAAAACTGTCCAAGGAATTACCAAAATGCTCATCACTAGAGCTTCTATTATGAATAATGATATGATTCGTATAGATACAAGCGTTTCTAGTGCCTTAAATCTTCCCCCTGACCTAGACCGTATAGCTAGAGCTGAGAACTTTGTAGAGGATGGCAAGATAGATGCCAGAAGAGATTAATGGATATAGTAAAGATAATATCAGAATTTGGTTTTCCAGTAGTCATGGTAGTTGGACTAGGCTACTTTGTTTACTTTGTATGGCAAACCATTACCAACAAGATCGACCCAGCAGTACAAGACATGAAAGGCACAATCATACGTTTGACAGATCAGCTTAGACTACTCGATCAAGATATGATCAGACTACAGAGTAAAGTGAACACAGTTATTGAGGTGAAGGAAAATGAAAAAAAAAGTAAGTGACCAAGACTTTTTAGATGCAGATTTTAGCAACATTATGTATGAAAAGTATGGTAAAAAATGGACAGAGTATCAAGAGCAAGAAGTAAAAAGAATAGAAGAAGAACAGTTAGTCTCAATAGACAACGTAATATTTGAACCTATGCCAAACAAAAGACCTTTTCCGCGTGATAAGTATATTTATGAAGACGAAAGGTTTAATTCTGAACAGGATTGGATTTATCTAAATAAATTAGGTAGGACTATAGAAATTACCTCTATTGCATTTATTTTATTATCTTTGATTGGGGTATTATCGGTTTTTGTTTGGACAAAATTTTAAGGAGTAATCATGCCAAAAAAGAAAAAAGAAATAGCAAAAAGACAAAAGGTTTTTAATTTTATTGATACCTCAATAGATTTATTACAGGCAAATTGGAAAAGATATGCTGTAACTAGTAGCATTTTGTTCGCATTTAGTTGTCTTGGTTATATAACTTTTTATTGGATAGATACAGTTAAAAGTGTAGATTTAGTAATTACTTATCTATAAAAATTATGCCTTCTAAACGCCCTGATGAAGTATTGCTGATAGCTTTCATGATAATTGTCATGTTTGTTGTCTTGTCCGTACAAGCTGATGAAATGACACACAAGTTTAAGAACCCTAGCTTTTCAGGAGTTGGTACATCTAGTCATTACTTAACCATAGAGAACCAAGAGTTCAATAGAAAAGAAGCCTTACGAGAAGAACTCAGGGCCTATACAGAAGACTTAGAAAGAGAAGCTGAAAATACTACGTTGGCTAGGTTTATACGTAACTTAGAGAGTAGAATATATGCACAACTCAGCAGACAGTTGGTTGATAGCTTGTTTGGTGAAACGGCTTCTGATTTTGGTACGCTAGAATTAGAAGGCAACACTATAGAATATAGAGTAGAAGACGACAAAGTAACATTAATAATTACAGATGAAGAAGGCAATACAACAGAAATTACTGTACCTCTTGGTTCTTTCACTTTCTAGTTGCGCTTTAATAGTAGACCCATTAGACAATGGAGTGCCTCCTGTAAGAAGTATTGAGTCAGCAGAGGTTGGGGCTTTGCTCACTAATTTAGCGGAAGTTTCTGTACCTGTACGAAAACCTATAGTGGCTGTATATCCTAATTCTTTTAAAGACAATACAGGACAACGTAGATCTAACAGCCAGTATGCAAGCTTTAGTACAGCTATTACTCAAGCTCCAGACGCTTACTTAATTAGAGCGTTACAACACTCTAATGTATTTGATGTAGTAGAACGCAAAGGTTTAGATAACCTCACTAAAGAACGCCAGATAATTCGCACAACCAGGGAGAGTTTTGACGAAAAACAAAAGGTCAAACCTCTACTATTTGCAGGTTTGTTAATGGAGGGTGGCGTAGTAGGTTACGAAACTAACATTCGTTCAGGAGGAGCGGGTGCAAGATATTTAGGTATAGGTGGTTCTAAACAGTACAGACAAGACTCTGTAACCATATCTTTGCGCACGGTATCAGTAAGTACGGGTAAAATTTTAATTGAAGTCTTAGTAACTAAGTCAATATTAAGTGCATCTATCTCTTCAGATGTGTTCAGATTTTATGCAAATAACACCGAATTAGTTGAAATAGAAAGCGGTATAGTAGAGAATGAGTCTATAAATATTGCTTTACAGATGGCTATCGAGACGGCTGTCTTACAAACAATAGAGGAGGGCTATGAAGATGGCTATTGGCAAAAAGATGAAAAGATTGATATTGATGAGCCTATTTGCGATGACGAGTGTATCGCTACTATACGGGGCTGACAATGAAATATTTATAGATCAGTCAGGTGCTACATCTAACTTAGATATAGAACAGGTAGGGGGTAGTGGCAACATCATCGGTGGTTCTGATGCTGCTGCTGGTTCTATGACTGCATTAGATATTGATGGCGCAACTATGACCTTAGATATATTGCAAAAGGGTTCAACAAACAAATTCCTTGGTGATATCTGGGCAGATAACTACACAGGTTACTTCTCGTTCATAGGGGATACCAATACATTTAACATGTCCACCGACGAGACTAACGCTACTGGAGCTGATGGTTCTAACGTAAACGTACAAGTCACAGGCAACACAAACACAATGACTCTCAATCACGCCATGACTGCACTAGCGGCCAACCTAGATTTAGATTGGACTGTGCAAGGTGGTGGTAATAACATTACTGCATCTATAGATGTAGATGGTGCTACTAATTATATGGATATTGATGGTGATGATAATGTTGTCACCTACGATGGAGACGGATACGCAGGGGGTTACTTTTGGCTAGACCAAACAGGCTCTACAAGGACATTTAACATAGATCAGGAGTCTACATCAGATAATGACTGGCTTAAAATTACATCTGTTGGCTCTAACGGCACTGTCTGTGTTACTCAGTCAGACGCAACAACTTCATTCGTTTGCTAATATAGGTTCTATATCTGAGGTAAGAGGTAACGCACAAGTTCTAAGGGACAAACCTTATGGTGCTGAACTAGCTTTTAACATACAACAAATGGATGATGTCCGTACAGAAGCGGGCAGAGTTGCTATAACCTTTGAAGACGACTCTACAGTCAAACTAACCGAACATTCTAAGTTAGTTATAGATGAATACATCTATGACCCAGACCCATCTAAATCTAAGATGGCCTTAAAGTTTGCAAGTGGTACTGCACGTTTTATTACTGGTAAATTTAACAACAAGAGCAATATATCTATACGCACACCTACTGCGGATATAGCAATTAGAGGTACAGATTTTACTTGTACAGTAGATGAACTAGGTAGAAGTCTAGTTATACTATTGCCAGACGAGAATGGCATATCTAGTGGTGAAATAATAGTAGCTACAGCTATGGGTAGCGTTACTTTAAACAAACCCTATCAAGCTACCACAGTATCTGTATATGAAAACAATCCTACTAAACCTGTTACTTTAGATATATCGCTAGACCTAATTGATAACATGTTGATTGTTAATCCTCCAGAAGAAGTTGACCAACAAATAGAAGAAACCCAGACAAGAACAACAGTAGATTACTTAGACTTTAACGACCTGGACATAGACTTCCTTAACGAAGACTTTCTTGATGCAGAAGCAGAGCTAGAGTTTACTGAACTAGATATAAATTATTTAGATGTAAACTTCTTAGAAGACTTACTAAACGTGCTAGATGCACTAGCTATATCTAAAGAAGAAGATGCACTTAAACAAGGAGGTGTGGGAATTCGTATTGTAGGTACAGATATAGGACAAGATA